AAAAAAAGAAAATACGCTAAAGACTCAAAAAAGAATATAGAAAGAGCTAGAGGTGTAAAAACAAACAAAAGTGTCAAAGCCTATAACATAAGAGCTAGAGATGCAGAAACTAAAATAATTCCTGTTAAACGACAATCTCAAAAAGGCTCATCCTTTCAAACTCACAGAGTTAGATCTAGGATGGGTAGAGCTGCTGCACAAACTGAGGAGAGAGGTAAATTACCAAGCCCTTTGCCAACTTTAGAGCGTTTATTCAAAAGAGATGTTCAAAGGGGAAAATTGGATGACTACAGATTGACTAGGAGGTATTTAAGGAATAAACTATCAGATGTAGCCAAAAAAAAATTTAAAGGCGGTATGATGAAAAGAAAAATGTTAACAGGTGGCCAAGCTAAATTGGACAAAAACAAAAATAACAGAATTGATGCAGAAGATTTTGCAATGCTAAGAAAAGAAAAATCTAAAAAGAAACCTATGAAAGCTGCACTTGGTGCAATAGCCATGGGTGCACTTGCTGCAAAAATGCTTAAGGGTAAAAAGAAAAAAGCAACTAAAATGCCAGGAGCTGCTGGTGTATTAGGAGGAGGTGTTCTCCCTGGTATGTCTGTTGCAGATATTGTACAAAAAAAATTACAAGGTAAAATGGGTGGTGGCATGATGAAGAGATACACCAAAGGTGGTGGTGCTGATACTGGTAAAAGAAAAATTAAAGACAAAGACAGACCTTCCATGAGAGATAAAGAATTAGCTGGTGACATAGAAGGTTCAATTGCCCCATACAAAGTTAAGAAAAAAATGGGTGGTGGCATTATGAAAGTTCCTGGAGGCTATGCTAAAGAAGGTTCAGGAAGAATAAGCGATAAATCTTTAAAAGGAAAATCCCCACAACAAAAATTTCGTGAAATAGAAAAAATGAGAGAAGGTAATCCCAAGCAAGGGTTTCAACCTAAAATGAGAAAAAAAATGGGTGGCGGTATGATGATGAAACCAATGGGTTATAAATCAGGTAAATCAATCAAAGTTAAATGTAAACTAGGTAGAAACAAACCGACTAAAATGTATTAAGGGGGAACAATGTCCCTAAAAAATTTGTTTCGACTAGGGAGAAGACTTCTTTCAGGTAAGAAAGAATCTGCAACACCGACTACCGGACAACAACAAAAACTTCTAACATACGAAGGTAAAGCATCTCAAGACACAGGTTTAGAACTAGCAAAAAAAGAATTAGTAAACCCGCCTGTTAAACGAAATATCACTAAACCACTTTACATGGGTGATGATACTGCCCCTGCTTTTGGTTCATCCACTTATGATTGGGCGATGAGAATTGGTCCTGGCCGATATACAGCTGATGAATGGTTGAATCACTTAACTTCAACCAGAACAGAAAAGTTAAGAATATTTGGTAAACCTGCTGAAAGAAAAGTAAGGGAGGCAAAATCATTTAAATATGATAGTGGTCCTTTTGCTGGTAAAGAAGTAAGAGTTACACCAGAGGAGTTGTTTGATACTAACTTGGCGGTTTTTAATGAAGCTGGTGATTTAACAGGAGGTCTATTATTTGCTGCTAAAAAATTTGGTCTTAAATTAGATGCAAATGAAGTTGGTAATATGATTAAACTCAATCCTATTAACAGATTAAAAGCAATTGAGCTTGGCACACCAGAAAAAGCATTTACAGATTTAATAAAAAAATCTAAATCAATAAATGCACAAATTAATACTATTAAAAATAAATATCCTAGAGACATGAAAGTTGATGAAAATTTACGTGATGCTTTATATCATTTAAATGGTTTACAAGCAGAAAATATATCTGCTAGCACTTTAAGAATGGGTGTTAAAAATTTTAAAGATGCAGTGATTAAAGCAAGGGACGGCACAACAATAAATCAAAGTGATTTTAAAGGTTTGAATAAGATTATTGGTGAACTTGATGAATCTGCATCTAAAATTACAAACAAAATTAACAAAACTCAATATGGTAATGAGTCTAATTATACTTTACCTGGTGGTAAAAATTATAGAGAAACAATATTTAGATTAGATGAACCCATACCAACCAATAGTAATCCTTTGACTTCACCAGGGCATTTTAGTGAACATGGCACTAATCAAATTTATCACGTTAGATTTGATACAAGAATTACCCCAGATGGTAAAAAAGCTTTTTTGATACATGAAATACAATCAGATGTAAACCAATCAATTGCAAAACAACTATCTAAAGCTGAACAGTTAGCAGGGGTAAAAAGAGTTAATCCTTTTAACGCTGATGTAGAAATAAATTTATTGATAGGAGAAAGAGCTAAACTCAGTTCAAGATTAAACCAAGCTTTAGATGCACAGGACATAGGAGCAGCTAATGCTAATTCAAAATTATTGAATGATGTGCAAAAAAAATTAAATAATTTAATTACCAGACAATCTAATAGACAAGATTATTTTCCAATGGTCGAAGCAGATCAATATGGAGATCATGCATTAAAATATTTGATGAATAAAGCAGCAAAAGAAAATGTTGACTTTGTTGCAATTGCACCTTTTGAAAGATTAAGTATGAGACAAGGTTATAAAGCAGGTAACGAAAGATTTTATGGTTATGCCAATGGTAAAGGCATTAATGTCAAAGGAACTTCTGTTATGGCTAATGTTATGAAAAAGGCTGCAAGATTTTATGACTCAAAAGCAGAGAGGATAAAGTTAAGTTTATCAGACCCAAAAAAACCTTACAAAAGTATTGGTAAAAAAGAGATGACATATCCAGATGGTCATCCCCTAGCAAAAAAGAAACTTGTAAGTATAGTTCATGGAGAGGCTAGTGCTACTCAGGCACCAGGATTAAGATTTATTGAAGATGGTAATCCGAACTTGTATTTTGACGCTTTTGCAGTTAAAATTAATCCTTTAATGAAATACACTCAAAAAACCTATAAACGCTTAGGGGGCTTGGTAGTGGATATGTTTAAACCAATAAGGTACAATTAGAAATGGCTATCGAAAAGAATAATGAAACTGTTGTAACTGAGGAAGATAAAGTTGAAGAGACTGTTGAACAACCTGAAGGTTTACCAGTTGATGTCACTATAGAGGGTGAAGAAACAGTAGAGGAAAGACCTCAAGACGATTTTAACGCAAATCTTGCAGAAACTATGGATGAGAGAGTTCTCCAATCCATGGCATCAGATTTAATGCAAGAGTATAAAAAAGATAAATTATCCAGAAAAGAATGGGAAGAAACTTACATTAAAGGCTTAGATCTTTTAGGAACTAAATACTCTGAAGTCACTAGACCGTTTAAAGGTGCATCTAATGTCACTCACCCACTTCTTGCAGAATCTGTAACTCAATTTCAAGCACAAGCATATAAAGAATTGTGTCCATCTGATGGTCCTGTAAGAACTCAAGTAGTTGGATTACAAACTCCTGCAGTTGAACAACAAGCAAGTCGTGTTAAAGAATATATGAATTATTTGCTTATGGAAGATATGGAAGAATACACAACTGATATGGATCAAATGTTATTTTATTTACCTCTGTCAGGGTCAACATTTAAGAAGGTGTATTATGATCAAATACTTGGAAGACCAGTCTCTAAATTTATACCTGCAGAAGATTTAGTTGTTCCCTATTTTGCATCAGATTTAAAAGACTGTGAGAGAATCACACATGTTATGAAAATGACACAAAACGAAGTTATTAAAAAACAAGCAGGAGGATTCTATAGAGATATTGAATTAATACAATCTAATCAAGAACCTGATGCCTTACAAAAAAAATTAAATGAAATAGAGGGTATCAAAAGAACTGGTGATGATTATTTACATACAATTCTTGAAATGCATGTTGATTTAAATTTAGATGACTATGAAGATTTTGATGACAAGGCTAAAAAAATTAAAATTCCTTATATTGTTACGATAGATGAAGGATCTGGTGAAATATTATCTATTTACAGAAATTATAAACCTGATGATCTTGGCTATGCAAGAATTGAATATTTTGTTCATTACAAATTTTTACCAGGATTAGGTTTTTATGGTTTTGGTTTAACACATATGATTGGTGGATTAAGTAGAGCAGCAACACAATCATTACGACAACTAATAGATGCAGGCACATTAAAAAATTTACCTGCAGGATTTAAGTCTAGAGGTATTAGAGTAAGAGATGATGATCAACCAATACAACCTGGAGAGTTCAGAGATGTTGATGCACCAGGTGGAA